GACGTTCGCTTTAACGTAGAGCGCATTAACAACGTTGATTACGTCACCGCTGAGCAGTTCCAAGTCGGACTTGCGAGAGCTGCGCAGCAGGGTGCTGCTGAAGGTGAACGCAGAGCCATGGGCTCGCTTCGTAATTCAGCTGCTGTTCGCCGGAGGATTGGAGTCTGATGGAGTTTGTTTATGGGCACCTGCTTGAGGTAGGCCGTACAGGTCAACTCAACCAATTCAAGTTCCAGAATTACGCGGTCGGCCAAAACGTAGGTGACTACTCGTTTTTGCCGTTTGGTTTTGGTGGTGCGATGGCAACGCTCCAGGGTGACAACCTTGAAGCAACGCTCCAATTCGCCAACACTCAAATCACCCGCAACTTCGTGGTCGAAGCCTTGGACAACACCTATGTCGCCAAGGTTTCAACGGTGCTGTGGAACTCAAGCACCTATGCGGTGGAGCGGACCCTGTACGAGTATTTCGGGGCTTGCGCTTCCGGCGGTTGGGACGAAACGGCAATTCAAATCAAGTTAAATTCTGTGCTTGATGCAGTGCAGGCCAACATTCCAGGTCGTCGCTTGCGTCGTCAGCAAGTGGGCAACATTCCGTTTACTGCGCAAGTCCGTGTGTAGCGATCTGATCGGGCGAAAGTACAGCTACGGCAAGGATGACTGCATTCATCTGGTGATTGACGCACTGGATCGTCTAGGCATTGCCAACCCAGGCGTCAAGCAAGCTTGGTACGAAATGACGCCGCGACAGGTGCTGAAGGAGTTAAATCGTTATTGTGACCGGCTTGATCGCCCTAGTTATGATGGCGACATAGCATTGCTGGACGTTAGGCCGATAGCCTTCGGAGTCTTATGGCAGAGTGGCGTCCTCTACATCAACAATTCAATCTCCGCAGTGGATTGGAAACCGGTGGACAGTCTTATGATCCGCCGCTCTTACCGTACGAAAAATCGCTGATTGCTGCACTTGATTGCAGCGAAGAAGAATATAGACAATTTGTTCGTTATGCGATGCAGAGGGCGCATGTGCGTCCTGCTGAATACAACAAAGTCCCTCATGTAGTAAATGAAGCGACAACGATAGCCATCGTCAGTTTGGTGATTGGCTTAGTATCAAGTGCTGCCAGTATTTTGCTTGCTCCAAAAGCACCAACGCTCGAACCGACTGCAAAAATTAAAGGTAGAAAACTTGCTGATCAAATTGGCCCAAGTCGTTTCAACCAGGCAACCAGTTTTGATAACGCACCAAGCCTTGCTGAACTGAATCAACCCATCCCGATCCCGTTTGGCAAACAAGGCACTGGAGCGGACGGCGTTCGCACTGGCGGTTTAATTCTTGTGCCAGCGTTGGTTTGGTCACGCATCTATGCGTATGGCGCATATCAAGCTTATGAAGGTGTTTATGTAGCTGGCGAGTTTGGTGTAGACGGGCCTGATTTAGGCGGTATTTTGCTCGGAACGCAGAGCATCAGTGCGCTTGGCAACAAAGATTTTGCTCTTTATTGGTCTTCAAAGAAAGGAAATAATCGCCCCACGTCACCTCAGTTATATGGATCAGAAGGGCCTGGGCCAACTGGCACGGTAGGACGGCAGATTTTTACTGCTCCCACTGCTGATGGGCAATTTAGCCAAGGCTTTTCAATGTCTTATGTGCCGAGCGGTGATACAACGTTTGGCACTAGCACGCCCATCCACAATGGATCAGCTTATAGATTCAACTGGGAGATTATCAGCGCACCGTTTACGAGCACCAAAGGGAAGGACAACAAAGACGCTAGAGAAGAGATTCAAGCAAGGCGTCGCAAAATTGCGGGCACTCTTGCAGATGTTTTACATGAGGAGAATGAAGAGGCTGGGCAGCCTGGTGTAGGCAGGGCCTATGCACGTCGGATGGGATTTATCCAGCACAGCGGAACTAACGGCGGTGCAGAGGTTGAAGATAAGACTATTGTCACTGTAAGCCAGGGCGACACAGCAATTTTTGAAATTGACTTCAACGATGATGTCTGGAGAGACCTAGAAAAAGACAAAGATAACGGTTTTAAAGACACCGAGGTTAATCTTGAGGATCTTGCTAACACTGCAAAATCTTGGCGGCAACGCGCTTCAGACCTATTGGTTGTTGGGTCTAAATGGCTTGTTGGCGCTACCAGCTGGGTAGTCAAGAGCCGAAGTGGCAATGTTGGAAGTCGCATTCAAGTAACAATGGAATGCGTCGCAATACTTGGAGTCGCTCAGATAGGGCTTGCTGGAACGAAAAACACCAGGCAACCTCTTGGCGGCTACGAAGGCGACGTTTTTAATCCAAGAAAACACTGCGGCGCAGCTTTTTACAGTCTTTGCGCCATGAATGTCGCGACAATTCGTCCTGTTCGACGTGATGCGGAAGTCATTGAGCTTGGCATCCGTAGCCAAGTCTTCAACAGAGCTGCTGGTTTGTGCAACTTTAATGCTCTTCCTTCTGCTGCTAAATTATTCAAGCTGGATAGAAAAGACATAACGCTAACGACTGGTCGTATGGATAAGTATTTCCAGCGGTCTTCGTTCTTTTCTGTTTACGTTCGCCCGGTAAAAGAATATGGTCAACCTCAGGCTGGATTCGCGTCAATTCCAGCACTTTTCTGCGTGCAAGGCAATGCCCCGATAACGCAAAACAATTTCTTGAGGATTCGTCCTCAGACTAACGGTTATTTTGAATATCGCTTGATTCCGCGCAGTGGCGCGGATATTGCCATTAACTTCAACGACACAGATATTGCTATTGTCTTAAAAGCCTCTGAGGGCGTAGCTTATACAAGCGACTCAAAAACAATCGGCACACCTGTCTCAACCAAATACGGCAGTTTCAAGATTACAACTCAAGGCGTAAGAACCCAAGTCGGAAACATTAAAACTAACGATGAATTGTTTACGAAGCCTGGTGCAGGAACCGTTCAAGCAGCTCCGACGCAAATTCCAAACGCTGTGGCTTTTTATGATTTCGGATCTGATACCGGCAGTGCTTTGCTTCTTAGGGCTGCCTGGGCCTACCATTTTCTTGGCACTCCCAAGAGAGAAAATCGCGATACAACAAAAACTGTTGAGCACCGGCACTACAAAGAGAATGGCGACAGATTTATTACTATAAGCATCACGGCAGACTCTAGAAAAGGTGTAATAGGTCAAACCATTGGCCAAAGATACTTTGATGCATTGCCGGGGTCTTACTACTGGGCAAATCTTCGATTTAGCGTAACTGAGTCAACTGGTTCTTGGGCAGTAGGCGACGCCTTCACTATTGCCGCTAATACTGCTGGAACGGGCAATCCGTTTACTGATTACGCCGCTGGTCAGGCCCAGGGTCACAACACGGTCTATTTTGCATTTAAGGTCACAAGCGTAAAACAAGCTGGTACGGCCACGACCAAAAAGGGTGAGCGAGTTTTTGAGCAAGCTTCTCAAGTCGCAGATGTTAGCCACTACACAGAGCTAACTAAATCACATGATTCTGGTCCTGAGCATGAAATTGTTTACGTTAATGAGTATATCTCCAATCAAAGCTTGGCTCAGTATGACGATATGTCTACTATCGGTTTTACTGTTAAATCTACTGGAGAGATTGCCGGTATTGAGCAGTTGCGCTTGTGGTCTCAAACGGGCATTAACGTTACCCGCTTGATTGAAGGCGACAACGCTCCAAGCAACTTATTTGCTGATCTTGTTTTCTACTTACTAAAAAACACAAGTCAAGGTGTCGGCAACGTTGTGCCTGCCGAACTTATAGACGAAGACTCTTTGCGTGCCACTGCAAGATTTTTGCAGGCAAACAAGATCTTTTACGATGGTGTTATTGAGGACACCGAAAGCTTCCGTTCTTTTATTTACGACAACGCTCCACTGCAGCTCTGTTCGTTCACGATTAAAAACGGTCGGTTTGGGATGATTCCTGCGTTGCCGGTTGATTCAAGCAATGAGATCAGCCTGGAACCGATTGCAGTTGAGCAGATTTTTACGGCAGGCAACATTATTGAAGATTCACTGCAGCTGCAGTACATCGAAGTTTCACAGCGATCAAACATCCGGGCTCTTGTCACTTGGCGCGTCACCGTTCAAAACGATCTGCCTTATCAGGCATCAGCATTGATGTATTGGTCAGACATTGGTGTAAACGAAAGGAACACAACAGAGCAGTCATTTGATTTGAGCGAGTTCTGCACAAATCGTGAGCAGGCTTTGCGAACAGCTCGTTTCTTGTTGAGCGTCCGTCGTCGCGTCACTAAGACCGTAAGCTTCAAAACCGTGCCTGACGCTTTGGGCGTCCAGCCTGGTTCGTACATTCGAGTAATTACAGAGGCAAGCACCTACAGCTCAACTGCAAACGGCTCGATTACTGATGCTGGAACGTTAGTCAGCATCACAACCATCAAAGATGGCGATTACGAGGCGTTGCTCTACAACCCAACGACTCAAGAGGTGACTGAAACTACGATCACGGTTGCTGACAACACGGTCAGCGATTCTCAATACCACGGTTCGTTTTTCACCTTGCTCAGCGGCAGTACCGATTACAGCGTCTATCAGATTGAATCTTTGAATCTGGAAGAGGACGGCCTGGTGTCCATTAGTGCTGTGGAAGTGCCCACCGATGCGTCTGGCGTTAGCATCGTGGCTAAGGACGTTTTGACGCCGGGCAACTTTACGGTGCTTGAGTGATGGCTTTTCCGTCGTTGACGCCAACAGGCCGTCAGTTCACGCCAGGGGATTTTCCTAGCAAGACCTACAACTCACAGTCTGGTGCGGAGGTTCGGATCTTGTATGGATCACGGCGTGTCAACGCCACGTTGAGTTTGTCTTATGCCAACGTGACCGATGCCAATGCTGAATCGTTTTTGGACGATTACAGCGCCCAGCTGGGAACGTTTCGCACATTTACGTTGCCATCAGCCGTGTTTGAAGGCTGGTCTGGAACGATTTCGAAGTTAGACGCACCATCAGGGACAAAATGGCGTTACGAGGGTGAGCCGCAGGTGCAGGCAGTGCGTCCGGGTATTAGCAGCGTTACAGTGTCATTGCGAGCGGTGGCGTAATGGCAAAGGTTTACTCCGGCAGAGATGGCGTGATGCAGCTTGCTGGAACGACCCTTGCCAAGGTCGTGAACTTTTCGCTGTCCGCCAATCTTGAAACGCTCGAAACCACAACGCTGAGCGAAAACATCCGCAGCTATACGCCTGGCATTTCTGGGTATAGCGGCAGTGCGACGTTGCTGTATTACAAAGACGACAGCAACGCTATCAACACGACCAACCTGTTGAACAAGCTTTACAAGACGGGCACAACTGGCGTTAGCAGCTCCGACACCGTTGAGCTGACCTTCCGTTGGGTTGATGGAACGGATAACAATGACATCAAGCTGACGGCGTATATCACCAGTGCTTCGATTGGAGCGGCAACTGGCGATATTGTGCGAGCTGAGATTGCGTTCCAGGGCACGGGAGCACTGTCTACGGTCACGATCTCATGAGTGTTTACCTTGGCACGTTTGGAGAGATCGAGCTGCAGCGGCAGTTTGATGGTGGCGAACTGAAGTCCACGATCAATCCATCAGACGTTAATGTCACTAAGAAGCGATTCAGCTTTGATTTTGAGCATGGTCAGCTGATCAGCGGCGATCAAATTGAGATTACGAGCACCGATGGAACGGCGCTTGATTTCATCGATAGCTACACCAAGACCAGCGTCAAAAAGTTTATCCACGTCGATGAGCTAGACGGCATCAGGCTTTACGACTCGTTTGCTAATGCAATCAATGGTGGAACGACAAACGCCACTGCACTCGCCACGCCTGCAAATGATCTGCCAATCAGGGTGGCTGTGGCAAACGCTGATTACTTGGTGTTGGCGCAGGTCAATGGGTTTGAGCTGAATACAGAGCGTGAAACGGTAGACACCACTGCACTGTCTGATGAGTTTCGCAGCAGGATCAGCACGTTGATGTCCGGCTCTGGACGGATGTCCTGTTTTTGGGAATACACCGGCAACACCAGCCAAGAGCTGCCAAATTATTTGGTCGAGCTTTCGTTGCGCACTCGGGTTGGCAGTCAGTTCAATGCTCGCTTCTATATCAAGCGCACAACTCACAATCCTGGCGGTGCGGCTGCCAACGATAATGACGAAGTCTTTTATGAGTTCACAGGTGTATTGACTGGTTGCGCTGTTCAGTTTGCTCCAGATAACACAGTGCAAATTCAGGCAGATTTTATTAGTACTGGACCGATTCAGCTGCGGATGAATCTTGAGACGCCAGGCAAGCTGCTGCAGGAAACAACAGATGAACTGTTGTTGGAGCAGGGAACAGCCAACGCAATCCAGCTGGAAGTGCCTTAATTGCCGCTCTATGATGAGCCCATCGTGGTTCATGCGTAGGGTTTCATGGCTGACCTAAAGATCAGTGCCCTTAACAGCCTCGCTGGGGCTGATCTGGTCGCAGCAGACGTTGTTGCCGTTGTTGACGACAGCGCCAGTGAAACTAAGAAGCTGACGGTCAGCGACCTGATCGCAAATGGCAGCACGCTGATTTCGGATAACACGATCCCCAGCGCCAAGATCCTGTTTTCTGCTGGGGCGATTGACACTGCAGAACTAGCAGCGTCTGCAGTCGAAACTGCGAAGATCAACGATTCGGCTGTGACGGCAGCCAAATTGGCTGATAACTCCAGCGTGACGCTGGTGTCAACGCTGCCTGCGTCTGGCGATTTCACAGGTCAGATCGCGCTTGATACGGATGACGACAAGATCTACATCTGGGATGGATCTGCGTGGGATTCGGTCAAAGGCGCTGGTTCAATCAACGTTGTTAATGGCAGCACTTCTGGTGAGGTCAACATTGTTGCCTCTACAAGCGGTGACACCGTAACG